CTGGTCCCGTTGGTACCTCTGGAGTTTTCCAACCTTTGAGGGTGTCAGAAAGTTTATGAAGAAACGATTTGGTGTGGTGATTACCTATTGATGAGTTCATCAAACTCTTCGTCAGTCGCTATACATACATCCACCATATCACCAACCTCATCAAAGCCATCAACATACTCCCGAAAAAGTTTGTTTTTACCTTTGGTACCATTTAATGTAAAAACTGTATCGCTATACTCCTTCAACTCTGCCTGACCCAAAAACTTACCATTTTCATCCGTATTATCTTTCACTTTCACACAAATCTCCCCATTTCGCAAACCAGACATATTTTCTTTCGCCATCGTTATGTATTCAGCCTTATCTTCGGCACTTAAATTAGACATATCTGGATCCGCATTAGGAAACCTACTCTTGATTTTAGCTTCATGGTCGTTAGTAAATTTTTTCAATTCTGCAACAATTTCCTTCAATTCCTTAGCTTTTGTGACTTTCAAAAAGTGAGGTTCTGTCCCTGGGATGAGACCACCAAAGAAGCCACCAACCCCAGCTGAAGAGGAGCAGCAGCAAATTGCAAGGAGACCGACAACAATACCCGCCATATTATAATATACGTAGATTATAATATGGCTGAGATAGCTCTTATGGTGTGTGCAGTCTCGTCCCTCGCTGCTTCAGTGGGGGGTGGGTTCTACTTCCTAAAGCAGGAGGAGAAGAAAATGAAGGAAGAGGAACGACTCGAAGAAATAGAAGAGCAGGTTGAAGACTCGACAAAATTTGTCGCATACACACAGTGTGACTATAAGGGTGACGCAATCGATATTAGCGATGACCAAGGTGTGTTAGAGATTAACAGCGGAATCAGGGGTCTCATCATACCCGTTGGTTTCAAAGTTGATACCTACTCAAAGTCTGATAAAGGTGGTGTAAAGATAAGTTACGGTGGTCCATCGAAAGTGAAATGTATAAGCGTTCCCTATTTGGAGTGGAAGAAGGAGTGATTACTTGGACAACCCCTTCTTTTTCAGAGTATTCTTAAGTTCAGCCATGAGTTTCATGCGCTTGTTGTTTAGCACAGGCTTCTTTGGAGCCATGGGTGGTGGAGGTGGGGGTGGTGGAACACCAGAGACCCTCGCAGTGGTGGCCGCTGGCACGACACTCTGGCACATACGAATCACCTTCTGAGCATTTCGAACACTATTCTCAAAGTTCATCGTAATTTTGGCGCGAAGTTCCCTCGCTGTGAGCTTAACACGCTTCCCGTCAACATTCTTGGTGACACGCAGACCCATTTTCTTCGCCCTGTTTTTGAGGTCTCTGTACTGCATTTATTAGTATCGGAGAAATTAAAGATATGGGACGAATCTAGAAGTATGGGTGATGTCCATGAACTGAAGGTGCTCATTCACCGAGTGCTACTTCCTAGGATTAAACAACTCGAGACTGAAGTTGCATCACTGAGAAGACACACATGGCCGTACGTTCAGGGTAATAAGGAGTCAAACCAACTCGATGACATGCACTCCAAGTTGGACTTTTTCAGACACTTGGATGATTCCACAATTCGGGAACTTATTCAACTCAAGTCAAAAGTATCTGAGAGTGCCAGTCTGTCACTAAGAGAGTATGATATGTTACGGCAGCATTTATTATCTCGGTAACTAGTAAATGATTGGAGGTTTATTTAAAACTTCTGGAGAACCCATGGGTAACACACAACTTGGAATAACGGTTGCGTCTCTACTTTGTTCTATTCTCGGTATAATGGCCATCATGAGAATGCCAATGAAATCACCCCCACTATTAGCAGCGTGTGCCGTTTCATGCTGTTGCTCTTCTAGTCAAAGTGCATCACTTGTAAACGATGTACAAAAACGTATGAAATCTGAGTCCGAATAATTAGAAAAAATCATCCGTTCGGTACATCTTTACGTCGAATGAACCTGTTTTGCCAGTCACCGAAACCGATTCATTTCCGTACAACTCCTGGCACCCAATGTCCTCCATACAGTCCCTAGAGTCGAGGCTCACTGGGACAGGGTACAGGTTTTCACCACCAGTCGTGGTGTAGTAGTGGTACCTATCACGACGTCCACGAACCTCCTTTCCATAGAGGGGGAGAGGCTCCTCACCTTCACCCACGAGGAGTCCCATCTGCTGCATGTGACCAGGCTTGTACTGCTTGATGGGAGGCTCCCTAAACTCGGGTGCGCGACGACGCTCTTGAGAACGCTCTAGGCGTGGGGGTGGCATGGGAACGGGAACTTCCACAGGAACCTCGACAACTTGGGGGTTGTACCACATGTACCCGATGATGGCAAAAAGAATCGCGATAGCCGTCCATGTCAGCTGGGTCTTGGTCTTGTTCTTCATATGTTATAGTTAAAGACTTTTATTCAGATAAAGCCATGAAGATACTCGCCATAGATATCGGGTACCACAATATGGGCATGGTTCTGGCGAATTCTAGGGCGGGACCAAAAATTGAGGTGGAATGCGTAAAAAAGGCGAGTCTTGCAGACTACAAATATGTATACTCGAATGATATAGTGGATTTGGTACCCTTATTTGTTGAAGACCATAGAGACTTATTCGATGTAGCTGAGAGAATCCTCATAGAGAGGCAACCACCTGGGGGTTTCACAAACGTTGAGATACTTTTACACTACATGTTCAAAGACAAAGTTACCCTTGTTTCACCTGTGAGTATGCATACACACTTTGGTATGAGACACCTCAACTATGACCAAAGGAAAGAGAGAACTGTCTCCATCGCTGAAAAATATATCGATGGAGACATTCCCTATGAGAGAAAACATGACATCGCGGATGCCTTGTGTATGATTGTGTATCACAACTTCCGAAACACAGTTCACTTCTTCGACAAGTTTAAATTTTCCTCACCTATAGTAAATGCCGACTGCCAAGCAGATTCAGAACGCCAAGAAGACACTCAAGCCGACTCCCAAGCCGAAGGGGAACAAACCCAAACTCCCAAACAAATTGACTTACATCGTCATTTCTGCTGACCCCAAGGTCAAGCGAGACCGCGAATTCCTCAAAACAGTCAGGGAGTACATGAAGAACCGCCCTCTTCGCGCAGAACGTTAAGTGCGTTCAATACATTCTCGAACATATCGAAAATCTCACCTGTGTTTCGCCTCTGAATCGCATCCTTGAGTTTTTCGATGTTGTAGTCGAACGACTTCTTCTCCTTGTCAATCTCACCCACCTTGGCTTCCAACGCCGCAACCTTGTCATCAATGAACTTCGTGGTTTTTTCTATGGTTGTATCCAGTTTCTCAATTTCCTTGATGTACATGTTCTTGTGCCTTTCGAGAATTTCCCTCTTCACCTCTGAATCACTGCGGTCAATCTGAGCATCAAGACGTTCAATCTTTTCCTCGAATGCTTCAATGTTGGCTACATAATCAGACTGGTAAATCTCCTTAGCATTTTTCAAACGAATAATCTCGTTGCGAAATTTGGTATCCATACTGATTTAGTTTGTCTTTTTAGCTTTAAGCAATTCCTTGAACTCTCCAACGAAGGTATCAAAATGCCCCAACCTGTACTGAACAAAAGCCCATAAAGCAAAAAACAGAGACTTCGTCAACCGATTCACATCGTTTTCCTCCATCTTGTAGATGGGACCAACGACACGTCCCATAAAAGTTTCATCTTTGTTCTTCCCCGTGACATACATCTCAGCCTGCGTCAAAGCACATGTATCATCATTCACAGACCAATGATAGAAGATGAAGGGAATCACAATCGAGTAGAACTCTAAGCTACGACGGTCGTTCGTGAAAGGAATGATTAGGATCCACAAGAGAAAGATGACGTGAATGAGGAATATTATGTTCATCTATTATAAGATGTCAGAAGAAATTAATATGGAAGAAATGTGGAACGAGTACCATGAGAATATCTTGCGTCAGTGGGGTGAAGCCTCTGCGTGCTACAGGTACATGCATCATCGTTCTTTCCTGATGTACAAGAAGTTGAGTCTGCGTTTTAATTTGCCTGTCATTGTACTCTCGACCATCACTGGTACAGCAAATTTTGCTCAAACAACTCTACCAGCAAGCATTCAACCCGCGGCACCATCCATCATCGGTGGTCTAAACCTTGTGGCGGGTCTCATAGCGACAATCATGCAGTTCCTCAAGGTGAATGAATTGATGGAGAATCACAGAACAGCTGCGTTGGGTCACGGCGGTCTTTCCAGGAATATTCGGCTTCAATTGGCCTTGCCACGTGACGAGCGTAAAAAAGAGGGTCTGAAATTCGTCGAAGAGTGTAAGGCGACTTATGATAGTCTTTTGGAACAGTCTCCCGCTATTCCCAAAAAGATTCTACTGAATTTCGAAAATGAGTACCCAATTGATGGTATCTTTACGAAACCCGAAATTCTAAATGTGCGTCCCATCCCTGGTCTTAAACTCCCTAAAACAGTGGAGCCTATCCGAGCCATCACGAAGGACACTGTGTTTGAGAGGGTTGGTGAGTACCTGTCTCCTAAAGAGGAGGAGGAGTATGAGGAAGAGGAAGAAGAGACAGACGTCGAGCAAGGTAAATTAGAATAACAAACATGATGGCGTTGGTCACGACACTACACGCAACGTAGGGTAAAATTTTCCTTTTTAAAGGTTCTACGATACGTTTATGAAGTGCGTCATTCTCAAGCACCAAATCTATGGCCTGATTAGTAAGGTCATCGATGGATTCCTTCATTAAAGTAGT